CATCCGCCCGTCATCAACTGACGCTAGGTGATTGCCACGCAGGTTCACTTGTATTAAATCATACTTCTCGCCTTTGTACTCACCTGGCGCCCATTTGTATGCACACCGGTAACCCAAAGACAATGGTTCCTTTCCGTTCTCTACTGCATTTCGGTGGGCTTCGGAAAACAGCTTGATGTTTGAATAGACAGTATCGTCAGTTTCATCAAACACAACTTGTTCGCCGGTAACACCACCAATCCCTTTTTCTTCGGGGCGAGTGTAGCCGGTTTCCTCGCCGCCCAACATTTCGTGATCGTTGATCCACGGCAACAGCGAGCAGCTGAAAAGGAACTCAGGCTTTGCCAGTTCTTCAGGTGGGCGCAGCACCATGTAAACTTTTTCGGGGTCAATGTTGTGCGCCTTGATAATATCCTCACCAAGACTAGACCCTAAGTAAGGGTATACTCCCGCCTTACTAATTGGATTGCGCGCAACTTCGAACCATCCGTTAAAGTCCTCAATGCGGTGCGTCATTCCTCGGCCTCATCATCGTCAAAAGTTACAATTGGCCGCATTGTACACCTGCAGTTGTAATCGTCACCAGGCAACCCGCGTTCGCCAGTTTTCTTGTCGATGATGGGCGGATCGTTGATATCGAAAATCCCGCCATTCAAACCACCCTGAGCCGGCGAGTGCAAGTGATAAGGGCGTGGCTCTTGACTCCCACCGCTGTGCACCCACTCAAACTTGGTGATTCCGTTTTGGCGCATCTTGGCAGTGTTGATTGCGGTGTATGCTTTGCGCGTCTGGTCCAACGCCACAAGCTGAGCGTGGCGCTTCGCTTCACCGTATCGCTCTTCCAGCGCAGGCTGCAGGTCCGCCAAACCCTTACCCTTGCTCAGCGATTCGTTGACGTCTTTTTTCACCTTGTCCAAATATTCCATCGGGATGCGGGTGATCAGGTCAACGTTGTAGGCAATGCGCTTTTTGATGTCCTTAGTGACCGCCGGGGTATTCTTCATATTGAGCGTGAGGTCTTCGCTGGTGGACCTCAAAGACCGCTCAAGGTTGGTGGTCGCGTTGCGCTCAACGCGAGTTAGGAACCCCGTGGCCAACACAGTAGCCTTTGCCGCGAACTTGGACGCAAGCCGCTCAGCAAGCCGGGACCAGAAATCCTTTTCGGCGTCTGCTGCGGCAGTTTCTTGATATTCAGCTAAAACTGCCTTGGCTGCCTCGCTGTACATTTCGTCGGTGAGCGCCATCAGCTCGCGAGCGTACGCCGCGCCGACACTCACCGAGGGCTTGAGGGTCTGTGCCCGCTTCGTCTCGGTGCCCGGTGAAGGTCGGCGCACAAGGCGCACTTTCTTTTTGGTCACAGCGGCGAACCGGTGTCGGCGTCGAAATAGTCGGACTCACCATAACCGCCTTCAACCAGCTCGGGTGCTACGCCGTCCAGGCGCGCAGCCTCAAGCGAATGATGGCCGTCAATGACCACGCGGTATTGCTTGCCGGTCACAACGTCCATGATGACTGGGGAGACTTGCACCGTGTAGTCCTTAGCGCCGCGCTTACCCTCAACAATCTCGGGGTCAAGGCGAATTTGGTTGGTGATCAGTTGTGGTTCGTCAACCCCGGCGTCGAAACCTGGCTGTGCTGGCGCAGGCGGTTGCCCAACTTTAGGTGCGTCAGGTTCGCCGTCCGCGTCCTCATCTGGGCGCAGCGCCTCGGCGATACCTGTGTACCCGCTGTCCTTGTCGGCGCGGATACGGTCGCGCTCATCGTAGCCATCAATCGCGCCGGACGTGACAAGCTGCTGACCTGTCTGCGCTTTGATGAGGTTGATTTCTGCGTACTCTTTGGCCGTTGGGCTGTCGAGCGGCGCCCAGCTGATTACGGTTTCAAGCGGTTCCCAAGCCACATCACGCTTGCGCATGTACGGCAGCACCACGCTTACCATCACCAGCTCATGGTGACGTTCAACAAGCTCGGTCGGCGCGCCCGCCTGGATCGATTCAAGCTCTTCGTGATAGCTGGCCTCATCGTATTCACCAGTCGCGTTGAATCCCTTAGGCTGGGTCATCAACAGCTTGGTGCCAGGTACGTTGGCAATCGACGCGCACAGCTGGAAGTTGGTCATGATCACGGCGTCAAGGTCTGCCAAGCTCGTATCGAACTGGCTGTACTTGTCGGCCGTATCGCCGATGGTCACTGCGTAGTTGTTCTGCAGTTCTGATTGCTCGGCCAAACGCTGGCCGTATTTCGGACCGAGGGCGATTCCCTCTTCCAACTCAGTCTGCAGGATGATTGTGCGCTTGGTGAGGGCCAGCTGTGGCGCCTCGTTGGCGGTGCGCTCCGACGCATAGACGCGTTCGAAGATCTTCTGCGGAACCGGGATACCGCCGTACAGATAGGACGGCTTGAGGATGTCGATCACGTCGCCTTCGCGATAAATGATCAGGTGGGAGCGGTGATAGCGTTTGCCATTAATGACCCAAAACTTCGGCTCGTAAAAGTGCATTGAGTTCGGCGCGCTGCTACCGGCCTGATCTAGCTCGGGGATACACCAGTACGGGTCGACCTGCACAATCCCCTTGTAACTGCCAGGCGTCACGCTGTCGATGTTGAACGGCAGCTCATAGAACAGCGGGTCGGTGCTTTCAATCTGAAAGAACGCGATGCGAATACCAAAAATCTTACCCTTGTAGATCAGCTCGACAAGATTTTTGTGCAGCTTAAAGCGCTTGTCCAAGCGCTTTATCATGTTGAGCACATCAGGTGCTTCAAGGTCACCGCCGTCTGGGGCGTGAATGTCGAACCCGTGGCGCACCGCATCGCGTGCAGGGATCAGACAGCACTTGTCGATTAACCAGTGCTGCGCGAGCATGCCGGCCAGCTGGTGGCCGATGAACGTCTGACTGATGAACCAGTCAACGATAGCCGGCGGTGCGCCTGCCTCACTGATGCCCACGCCATAGCCTTGCTTGACGAAGCCATTCGCGCCTTCCTCGCTGCTGATGCCCAGACCCTCATCCTGTGCGTGCGTTGGCACAATGGCCTTTGGTGCCACCTGCAGCAGATTGCATAATCGGTCAGTCACCGAAAGCCGATCCTCTGGGGCACGCCCCTCGGCCTGATCGATTGAGAACATGCCAGATGAACGCGGCTTTGGTGGATCCTGATCCGCCGCCGGGATCGGGTCACCCTTCGGCCCCAACAACCAGTTGAAGAAACGTTTGAACATGGTGAACCCTCTTAGAAGCCTGAGCGGCGTGCGCGCTTGGAATACAACATCATGCATTGGTCAGCATAGTTTGGCGAGCGGGAACCCTGCGGCGCCTTGTCGATTAGGATTTTGCCGGTGCCGTTCTGCGACCACGTTGGCTGGCTCAGTTCCTGGGTCAATTTGCTCAACGCCTTCTTTGGTATCTTGCTGCTGTCGAGGCTGATTATCTCGTCAGGGTCGTACGCCAAGCCCTCAACGACGGCGCGGTACGTCATCTTAAAGCGTTCCATCAGACGCCACCATTCTTGAGCTTTGCGGTTCGCAAAGAAGTCCTCGTTTTTGCGCCCCTTGCGCCCCTGCTCACCTTTGAAAACCTCCTTGTCTTTTTCGATCACTTCGCCCGAACCACGGAACGGGTTAACCTTCTGTTTGTTCTTTTGGCGTGACTCGTTGAGAACCCTGGCATCACCCCTGACACCAACACCAAGGCCATCACTGTCAAAATCCCAATCGTCTATATCGTTGTCGTCGGCAAGCTTAAACGCGTACGCCGTCGTGGCAAACGTGTCAGAACCTTTGCCCGACCAAGCTTCGATGAATTCCATGACCACGCCGTGGCGGCAGCCCCAGCAGTTAAGGTCGATACCTTCGTCAGCAACGTCAAGCGCACCGCGTCGCTCACCAGTCGCCTTAAACCCAAGTTTGACATGCGCGTCAATCGCAGCCTGCACCCACTCGCTTGGTATGAGGATGCCGGCTTTCGAGGCTTTGAAGTTGAGGTCGATTTCCTGAGCGACGATCAGCGGGTTGTCGATGTCCTCGCATTTCTTCTTGTACCAGGCGTCATCCTTGCGCGGGTCGTCGCGCCAGTGAAACCAGAAGACGCGGTGCTCTGGCCAGTTCTGCACTTTGTCAGCAAAAGGGTTGTCGGTGCCGTTGGCAGAGCTTACCGATATCCGGCAGTTGGTGGTGTTGGACAGGGACGCGTCGATTTTCAGTGGGCGAGGCTGGAAGGCCGACTCGTCGTCGAAGTACAGCGCGGTTCGCCCACCCCGACCGATGTTGTCACCGGCCTCGCCTTTGATGATGCTCTTAGTTTCGGGGATGTAAATTTTCAGGTGGCTGCTGTGGTCCTTGTTGCCTGGATCGAACCCGCCGCGAAACTCAACGGGCAGCAACTCAAGGAACTGTCGACCTTTATAGAAGAGGGTGTCGGGATCGCCTACGCGGTCTACCAAGTCCTCCTTGCGCGAGCCGAACCCGATGTTCATGTTGTTCCGGAACAGGCACAGCGTGGCGGCCAGCTGCTGACAGACCACCGACAGACCCATGTCCCGAGACTTTGGGGCAACCCCTGACTCACCGGACCGCCAGCGTTCAAGCACCCACTCTATGAAGTCTTGCTGCTTGGGGAACAGGATCATTGGCACGATGGGTGACAACCCGCGCTCAATGAGCCGGGGGTCGTAGGTGACGCCCCAGTCATTGATAAAGTCAGCAGGGTTCTCGCGATAGTGCATCTTGAGCGCGGGGAGGATTTGAGGCGTCTTGCGGATGTTGGCTAGGTTGTCCAGGCGCTCTTGCAGGATGCCCCGATAGTCGGGGTTCTTCCAATCCATCAGGTTTCCTTAACGCCGTAAATTTCGTCCCCAACCATTTCAAGCTTTTTAAACTTGATCAGCTCAGTCATTGTCGCGTAACTCCCTACAGCATATGCAATGCAGCTATTGTCTTTGTACTGCGCGTAAGCCTGCCAGCTCCAAACGTCCATGGACTTTTTACGCCAAGCGCCTTTAGCCGGATGCATATCATTTTCAAGCCACTCAATCGGTAAGCCGTTGCGCTCAGGAAACGAAGCGTTCAAAAGCGCAAGCAGCTTTTTGGCTACTCGCCCGCTCACGACTTCTTGCCTCCCTGCTCGACCTTACCGCCGCAGACCCGGCACGGCTGACCCTGCATGTACTGCGTGAGTCCGCATTTCTGACAAGTCCCGAACATGCAAAAGCTGCTCATATTTCAACCCTCGAAGCCCAGTTCCAGCACCCAGGCTCATCACCCTTAACGCATCGGCAACCCTCACCGAGTTCACAGCGTTCGGTGATACCCACGCTGTTCGTTTTGATTGGTTGTTGCACAACCTCATAAGCATCAAGCGCGCACCAGCACTGGACAAAATCAAGATTGCAACCGCAACCTTTGCACAAATTTTGGCAATCGCGCTCTTTCCATTCAAGGTTGTATGTAACGGGCCCACAAACCAGGCGCTCGCCAACCTGCTTGGGCTCAGGCATTGGCCGACCATCAATCGACCAGTTTCCGAACCTGTCCTTTACGCAGGTGCGCACCTGGGTCGCGCTGCCGTACTGGCCTGGGAATTCAACGTCATGTTGGCTCATGGTCAGTCCTCAAATTTATGCTCTCTGACGTATTCAACTATTGAAAGACAGGCGTAGCAGTCAACCGGTTTATTGGTTTCCGTGCCGCGCTCTTTCTGCCCAAGCCAGTCAGTTTGCCCGCAGAGAGTTACG